CGCCGAGCTGCAAGAGGCGCGCCAGTTGGCCAAGAAGCGGGAGCAGGGCGCCGCGATGGTCCAAGCAACCATGGGCAAGGCAAAGCTGGCCGGCCTGGACGAGGGCGAGAAGGACGACGACGACTTGCCACCACCGGTTGCCGTGACGGTCAACGTGGTCAGTGGGCGAAAGCGTGCCGACGCTCAATGAGCCCCAGGCGGCGTTCCTCGAGCTGCCGCACAAGTTCCGGGCGTTCGTAGGGGGCTTCGGCTCGGGCAAGACCTGGGTGGGGTGCGGGTCTCTGTGCCGCCATGCCTGGGAGTTCCCGCGGATCCCCACGGGCTACTTCGCGCCCAGCTACCCGCAGATCCGCGACATCTTCTACCCGACGATCGAAGAGGTGGCCTTCGACTGGGGGCTGCGAGCGCAGATCAACCAGTCGAACAAGGAGGTGCACCTGTACGCCGGCCGGCAGTACCGCGGCACGGCCATCTGCCGGTCCATGGACAACCCGGCCAGCATCGTGGGCTTCAAGATCGGCCGCGGGCTGGTGGACGAGATCGACACGCTGAAGAAGCGGAAGGCACATGACGCCTGGCGGAAGATCATCGCCCGCCTGCGCGTGAAGGCGCCCGGCCTGCAGAACGGTATCGATGTGACGACGACGCCCGAGGGCTTCAACTTCGTCTACGAGCAGTTCGAGCAGATCCCGGGCCAGGACCCGGCCAAGGCCGAGCTGTACGGCAAGGTCCACGCCAGCACCTACGACAACGAGATCAACCTGCCGGACGACTACATCGAGTCCCTGTTCGAGACGTACCCGGCGCAGCTGGTGAAGGCCTACATCAACGGCCTGTTCGTCAACCTGACCAGCGGCTCGGTGTACGCGGCCTACGACCGCAAGCTCAACGGCACCCTGGCCACGATCAGCGACGACGACCGGCTCCACGTGGGCATGGACTTCAACGTGATGAACATGACGGCCATCGTCTGCGTGATCCGCGCCGGCCAGCCGCTGGCGCTGGAAGAGTTCACCGGCGTCAGGGACACCCCGGCCATGATCGTGGCGCTGCGCGAGCGGTTCGGCGATCGGCGCATCGTGGTCTACCCCGACGCCAGCGGGGAGAGCTCGCACACCAACAACGCCAGCGTGTCCGACCTGGGACTGTTGCGGGCGGCCGGGTTCGTCGTCCGGGTGCCGCCGGCCAACCCTCGCATCCGCGCTCGCGTGGTGAGCGTTAACGCGATGCTCTGCAATGCCAGGGGCGTGCGCCGCCTGCGCGTGAACCCGGTGGGCTGCCCCAAGTTGACCGAGGCGCTCGAGAAGCAGGCCTACGACGCCAACGGCATGCCGGACAAGACCACGGGCTTCGATCACCCCCCGGACGCACTGGGCTACTTCATCCACAGCCGGTTCCCGGCCATCGCCAGCGCAAGGGCGCCGACCTCCGTTGAACGGGGTCGGGTCATCACGCCTTATAGCCGCCAATGGCTCGAGCACAACGGCGAGGCAGCCGACGCGATGGAACGGAAGAGGAAGATGCTATGACCGGTCCAGGCGACCAGCTGGCCCAGGCGATCGAAGCAGACGAGATGGAGCAGGCGGAAGCCGAGCGCCAGGCTGCAGCAACGCTGGAGGAAGAGGGCGCGGTCAAGGCCTGGCTGAAGCGGATTGAGGAAGCTCGCGAGTTCGACAAGGGCGCCCGGGAGGGCTACGCCAAGGATCGCACCTACTGCCAGGAGCAGGCGAACACCGACGTGTACGACGTGCGTGTGCCCATCGCCGGCACCTACGTCGGCATCCTGACCACGTTCCTGTACGCCCGTGACCCTGAGGTCAGCGTGGAGCTGGCCGAGGCCGTCTCACCGCGCATCAAGCAGGAGGCCAAGGCCTTCGCCACCACGCTGGAGATCGTCGTCGGCAGGCTCTGGAAGAAGCGCAAGCTGAAGGCCGCGGCTGACCCGCTGGTTCGCTCCGGCCTGAGCGTGGGCATCGGCTGGCTCAAAGCCGCGTGGCACCGGGAGACGGGCAGCAACCCGGCCCTGCAGCAGGAGATTGCCGGTCTGCGCTCCAGCCTAGCGGCGATCAGCCAGCTCCAGAGCGCCTTGGCCGAAGGCATGGTGGGCGACGACTCCGCGCAGCGCGCAGAGCTGGAGCAGCGGCTGCAGCAGGCCGAGGACGAGGCCGAGCGCATCATCTTCAATGCCCTGTGCATCGACTTCGTGCGGGCAGAGGACATCCAGGTGGCGCCCGAGTGCGCGTGCCTGCAGCAGTACGTGGATAGCCCGTGGATTGCCCAGCGCCTGTTCATGCCGATGGACAAGGCCAAGGCGACGTATCCCGATGCCGCCGACGTGCTGGGATCGGCAACGGCCTACTTCCGCATTCCCGGCAAGGCCGCGGACGGTGCGGGCTTCGGCGGTGCGGCCCGGGGCGAGCAGGCTGACGCATTCTCCAAGGGGCCGGCCGGTGCCACTGACACCAGCAAGGCCTGTGTCTGCGTGTGGGAGGTGTGGAACAAGGAGACGGGGCACGTCATCACCCTGGCCGAGGGCTGCCCGCGCTACCTGCGCCAGCCGTTCAAGCCGGAGCAGCGGACCACGCGCTTCTACCCGTTCTTCAGCTGGGCCGTGATCTGGAACGACGGCGCACGCCACCCACAGTCCCTGGTCGATCGCTCGCGCTCGCTGCTGGACGAGTACAACCGCACGCGTACCAACTACCGGACCCACCGCAGTCGCGCGATCCCGAAAACCGGCTTCGATCGTGGAGCCCTGGACCCGCACGACGCCAAGAAGCTCGAAGGCGCAGTGGTGAGCGAGATGGTGGGGCTGGACCTGCAGGGCCAGCGGCCGGACCAGGTGGTGTTCCCTATCAGCTACAACCAGATCGACCCGGCGCTCTACGACACCCAGCAGATCCGCGCGGAGCTGGAGATGATCTGGGGCGTGCAGGAGGCGCTGTCTTCCAGCATCCAGACCGCTAAGACCGCGACCGAGGCCGACATCCAGCAGCAGGGCACGGAGTCTCGCATCGGCTACGCCCGCGACAGCCTGGACGAGATGCTCTCCGAGCTGGCCGTCTATACCGCCGAGCTGGCGGTTTCACCCAGGGGGCGGACGCAGGACGAGGCGGCGAACTGGGCCGGCGCCGATGCGCTGTGGTTCAACGTCCCCGAGCCGTACATGCTGGACATGGTGGTGCAGGTGGACATTCGGGCGGGATCGTCCGGGAAGCCGGCCACGGCCCTACGCCAGCAGCAGTGGTCGATCCTGCTGCCGCAGCTTCAGCAGTCCGCGATCCAGATCGGTCAGATGCGCGGCTCGTCGCCGCTGGACATCGCCAACTGCCTCGAGCAGCTGGCCGTGGAGACGGTGAAGCGCGCCGGCGATACCAGCATCGACCCGTACAGCTTCATTCCGCAGGCGCCGGCACCGGTTGACCCTGCGCTCGATCCGATGGGTGGTGCCGCCATTGACCCGGCCATGGTTGCCGATGCCGCCGGCAGTGAGCCGCCCATCGATCCCGCAATGCTCGACCCGGCTGCGATGACGCCGCCGGCAATCACCCCTGTTTGACCCCACACGCCGCCAGCGAGGACACACACGTGCGTATTGACCAGAACGAACCCGACACCACCGCCATCGAAGATGACGGCGCTGCAGCCGCTGCCTCCCAGGCCGCAGCGACTGTCGCCAGCAACGACGGCAACACCAACACCGAGGCGCTGGACGCCTTCAGCCAGGGCGTGGAGAAGGCCCGCGAGCAGGAAGTGCTGGAGGACGGTGGCGCGCCGGTTTCCGCCGCCGATGGGGCTGCTGCAGACCCCGCGGCTGCCGCTGATGGAGGCGCTGCCGCTGCCGCTGCAGGCGCTGGTGCACCGGGCGCCAAGGGCGGGGAGGGTGGTGAGCCGGACCCGGCGGCTGCAGCTGCCGCTGCGGAGGCTGCGAGCCAGCCCGATGCGATCGACGCCGAGATCAAGGACCTGGGCATTTCGAACGAGCGGACCCAGAAGCGCTTCCGCGAACTGAGCGAGCGCGCTGCCGAAGCCGAGACCCTGCGACCGGACGCCGAGCGCGGCCGGCAGTGGGAGGAAACGATCAAGTCCACCGGTGCCGATCCGCAGCAGATGGGCAACGCGCTGAACTACCTCGCAGCGATCAACTCGCGCGACCCGGCGGCGATGGCGCAGGCCTACGACTTCATGCAGCAGGAAATGGCCTGGTTGGCGAAGGAGCTGGGCCGGCCGGCACCGGGCTACGACCCGCTGGCCGAGTATCCCGAGCTGGCCAAGCAGGTGGCCGACGGCGACATGACCAAGGCGGCAGCGGAAGAGCTGATCCGCACCCGTCGCGCTTCGGCCCTCCAGCAGGACAGCCAGCAGCGCCAGCGGCAGGCCATGGAGCAGTCGCAGGCCGCCACCCTGGCGCAGGAGCAGGCGATGCAGGACGTGCAGGCGCTGGGCGCCCAGTTGCGTGCCGCCGACCCGCAGCACTTCGACGCCAAGTTCAAGGCCATTCAGCCCATGGTGGCGGTCATCCAGGAGAGCCTGCCGCCCCAGCAGTGGGCCGCGGCGATCCAGAAGGCCTACCTGGCCGCACCCGCTCCGGTGGCACCTCCCGTGCAGCGCCAGCCGGCAGCGGCGCCCAACAACCCGGCCCGCGCCACTGGCGTGGACTTGAGCAAGGCACCGACGAAGGAGAACGCCTTCGACTTCGGGGTGCAGCTCGCCAAGACCCAAGGGAGGTAAGTCATGGGCATGTATCGCAAGAAGCCAGTGGTTATCGAGGCCATGCAGTTCCATGGCAGCAAGGATTCGGCGAATCAGGTACTTGCATGGATGGGCTGGCACAGTGCAGATGCGCGGCGTGCAAGCATGGTCCGGCCGGAGGATGGAATTCTCATCTCCACGCTGGAGGGCGAGATGCTTGCTGCCTCAGGCGACTGGATCATTCGGGGAGTGCAAGGCGAGTTCTACCCCTGCAAGCCGGAGATCTTCGCCGCAACCTATGAGCCGGTTGACGATTTCGGCGATCCCCATCAGCCCGTACTTCTGACCGATGCCGATGCTGCCGCAGACCTCGCCGGTACCGCGCGCCTCGACAACCCTGGCCTCAACACGAGCGCCGCACAACCCCGTTGACTGGCATGCCGGCTGGCGCATATTGCGATCCAGCCGGCCAACGCCGGCATCGCGAGTGACGTAAGCCGGGTTCGCCGCCGGTAGCGCTGAAACGAGAGTCGCGCCCTCGGAACGCGAGAGACCACGCCCATTCGGGCTTCCTCTTTCCCTCCGAGGTGCGATATGCCTTTGACTCCCGCCCAGTTGGCGTCCGGCGCCAACTACCAGATGCAGTCCTACGCGACTGACGACCCGATCGACCAGTTCACCAGCGAGCGTCCGCTGGCCAAGTGGCTGATCGAAAAGAAGACCGAGACGGTCTTCGGCAACGGCATCTTCAACGAGAAGGTGCGCTTCACCAACGACAGCAACTACCAGAACTTCTCCGGCGACGACCAGGTCACGTTCAACCGGAAGGACACCATGCGCCTGGCGCCGTACCAGCACTACGAGGCCCACGACGGCTTCAGCCTCAACGAGACCGAGCTGGCCAACAACGGCATCATCCTGACCGACGACAAGTCGGCGCAGATGACCGATGCCGAGAAGATCCAGATCGTGGACAAGCTGCAGGAAGGCTGGACCACGCTGAAGGACGGCTTCCAGGAGAACTGGGACCGCGAGGTCCACCTCGACGGCTCGGCGAACCCGAAGGCCGTGCCGGGCCTGGACGCGCTGGTCAGCACCACGCCGAATGCCGGCGTCATCGGTGGCATCGATGCGTCGACCACCCCGTGGTGGCGCAACTGGGCGGTGATGGGGATCAGCACGGCCACGGCCGGCAACCTGATCTCCACGCTGGAGACCCTGTGGCGTCAGACGATCACCTACGGCAAGTTGGGCAACCCCGACTTCATCGTCGTGGGCTCGGCGATGTACGACGCCATCCAGGCCGACGCGCTGAAGGTCATGGGGCGCCAGATCAACCTGGGCCAGGCGTCGACCGGCGGCGTGACGCTGGACCCGAGCACCAAGGCGCTGGCCTTCAAGGGCGTGCCGGTGGTGTGGGATCCGACCTTCGATGCCCTGGACGAAGAGCTGGGTGCGATCACCTATCCGTGGAAGAAGCGCGGCTACTTCCTCAACAGCAAGGCCCTGCGCCTGCGCCCGGTCAAGGGCCGCTGGATGATCCGCCGCACCCCGCCGCGCGTGTACGACCGCTACACGTACTACTTCGGCCTGACCGCGGACTACGGCCTGACCTGCCGCAAGCGTAACTCGAACGCGGTTTTCAGCATCGCCTGATCACCCCCAACGTGCCGGCGGGGCATTCCTCGCCGGCCAGGAGAAAGAAATGCCGAACACCATCACCGTACAGGGCACGAACATCGTGGCCCTGAAGAAGACCCCGCTGCTGGGCGGGGAGGGGCGCGAAGGGCTGGCCCACCTTGGCGGCAACGCCTCGGTCAGCAGCGGCGTGCTGCTGCAGGGCCACCCCGGCCTGGCCAGTGGTGCCACCCCGGCCAGCGGCGACGCGGGCTGGGTCACGCTGCTGAGCGCGACCGCGACGCAGGGCCCGGTGGTCGAGATCGCCGACCTGCCGAAGTTCGTCAAGCTGGGTGCCGCTGCCACGGGCCCCATCACCCTGGAGGGCGTGCAGTAATGGCCAAGTCCATCATCCTCACCTTCGTCACGCTCCTGATCGACCGTGACGCCAGCACCAAGCTCCCGACCACCGTGCCGGAGTTCGAACAGCCCATCCTCGAAGAGATCTACGGCGAGGAACTGGTAACCGAGCTGGAGTCCAAGGACATGCAGGTCGAAGACTTTGACGTCGGCGCTGCATTCGCCGGCCTGGTCAAGAAGTACGGCGGCAATGCCGACTCCGACGCGGCCCGCGCCCGCTACTTCAACCGCCAGCGGGACCTGGAGAAGTTCATCGACAGCCGCCAGCCGTCGAGTGCCAAGGCCGCGGCGAAGACCACTTCCACTGCACCGGCCAAGACTGCTGCCGAGAAGAGGGCGGAGAAGAACGCTGCCAAGGCCGCGGCGAAGGCTGCCAAGGATGAAGCGCTGGCCACTGACT